AAACAGCTCTTGGGCATAGACCGCCCACAGGTGGCTTAATGCCTGCCACAGGGCTTCTCAACGAGGCTATGCAAGACCTCAAGGCCACACTCACGGCAGTAACAGGCTTACGCGTAGTTAGTGACCCCACAAAGATTGTGCCTAACTGTGTCTTTCTCGATGCCCCTAGTTTTGAGACAATCGCTGGCGGTGGCAACATCGTGCGCGTGACCATCCCAGTGCGTGTTATTGGCAGTGGCACCGCAGCTCAAAATGTGCTTGAAAACATCCTCAGCATCGTGGCCACAGTCCTTGGCTCAAGCGTTGTCATCATGGCAGGCCAGCCGTCATCACTAGAAATTGGTGGCGCTACCTATCCTGCTTACGATCTACAAATGGCCATGCAGGCACAGAAGCAATGACATACGCCAACGGACTAGTATTATCTGCTAGAACTAATAACAAATACGGCACCCGGCACCGTTTGACACAGGAGAACCATCGTGGCCACAAGCACTTACCTCACTAACCCAACCGTAAACCTTGCGCCTACCACAGGTGGTACAGCTGTCGATTTAACAGACCAGTGCCGCAGCGCAACCATCACACTTGGTGTGGACAGCCTCGAAAGCACCGCTTTTGGCGATACCGGACATCGTTTTGTACCAGGCCTACAAACTGTTTCTGTAGAGCTTGAGATGTATCTCAGTTATGGCACTGGCGAGGTCGAGGCCACATTATTCGCCAATCTGGGAACAGGCACTACACAGTTAGTCATTTCACCATCAGGAACGTCAGAGTCAGCTTCTAACCCTGAGTTCACAATCATTAATATGCAGCTGGTTGACTACACACCAATTACTGGCTCTGTAGGCGAACTGTCAATGATTACCGCTTCATTCATTGGCGGCACATACGCTCGAGACATCACACCCTAATTAACCAAAGGAACCCGACATGAAACTTACCCTTAAGGTAGATGCAGGCGAAGGCCCGTACGAAGTCACAACCAGTCTGTACGTCATTGTGCAATGGGAACGCAAATACAAGCGCAAGTCCAGCACCATAGGTGAGCAAGGCATAAGCATTGAGGACTTAGCCTTTATGGCTTACGAGTCAAGCAAGGTCGCTGGCATCACAGTGCCCGTAGTGCTTGACGATTTTATTAAACGCCTAGTGACTTTGGAAGTGGTGGATAATGATCCGGCAAACCCTACCCAAGCGGAACCTACCGCCATTCCCTAGCCAGTCTCTTAGTAGCCACAGGCTGGTGGCCACCTGCTGTAGAGTTTGATATTGCTGATCTAAACACCACAGTGAAGCTGTTAAACGAAAGCCGAAAGCGATGAGCCTAGAAACAAGCGCAGAAATTACAGGCTTGAAGCAGGCACTGTCAGAGCTAAGCAAGTTAGACAAATCAGCGCGCTTTAAGGCTGCAGCCAAGATTAAGGCCAGTAGTCCGGCAATGCTTGAGGAAGGTCGTAAGCAGTTTCCGTCAGAGATTGGCGTAAGCATGATTCGTGGCTGGGGCAACAAAGGCCGATTGGGCTACAACAAAACTGCTGTGGACAAAGGTGTGCAAATCATGGTGGGTGGTCGTGCACGTGGTCAAGGCATCACACCCTTAGTAACTTTGGTGCAGAAAAACGCAGCTGGTGCACTGTTTAGCCAAGCAGGCTCTAAAAACAACAGCGATTTTTCACGTTTGCTTACTAATACTTTTGGCAGGCCGCAGCGTGGTCTGTGGCGCTCTCGAGCGTTCATTGCAGAGCAAGGCACCGCTGACATTATGAAAGCCGTTGATGAAGTTATTGCAGACGCTAATCGAGCACTAAAAGCAAGGACGGCTGACTAATGGCTATTTACCTACCAATTCTGACTCAATTTAATCCGAAGGGATTAAAGGAAGCCGAAAAGGGTTTTAAGGATTTAGAAGGCGCGCAAGCCAAAGCGAAGTATGCGCTGGGCAAAGCCAACAAATATGCAGCCGTAGCACTTGGTGGTTTAACTGCTGCTCTTGGTGATGCTGTTAAAGGTGCCATGGAAGATGAGCAGGCACAGGCTTTATTGGCGCGTCAGCTTGAAAAAACCACTGGCGCTACCAGTGCACAGATTAAGGGCATGGAAGATTACATATCTGCCCAAGGCAAACTAAAAGGCGTAACAGATGACGAACTACGCCCTGCTTTGGCTGGTTTAGTACGTGTTACTAAAGACATTGACGAAGCCCAAAAGGTGAACAACCTTTCAATGGACATTGCAGCTGCAAAAGGTTTAGACCTGCAAACAGTAACTAAAGCAATGGAAAAGGCATACGGCGGCAACATGACGGCCCTAGCAAAACTGTCGCCAGAGTTACGCCAAATGATTAAAGACGGGGCATCGCTTGAAGATGTTATGAAAGAAATGGCTGGCACTTTTGGGGGTGCCGCTACTGACTCTGCTAACACGGCTGCAGGATCTATGAAGCGTTTAGGTGTCGCCCTTGGTGAGGCTAAAGAAGGTGTGGGCGCTGCACTTCTGCCAATTCTCGAAAAGGCTCTGCCGGTACTACAGAAGTTTGCAACGTGGGCACAAGACAACCCAAAACTAATTACAGCCGTAGCTACTGCTTTTGGCGTACTTGCTGCATCAGTAGTGGTAGTTAATGCAGCTATGGCATTAAACCCAGTAGTGCTTATTACCGCTGGAATTGTTGCCCTTGGCGCTGCTCTTGTTATTGCCTACAGAAAATTTGACACTTTCGGCATGGTTGTGCGCACAGTAGTTAATGGCGTAGCTACCTATTTTGAGTTTTTAGCCAACGCTTACATCAAAATGATTAACTTGGTTATTAAGGGCATTAACTTAATTAAGCCTGGCAAAGACATTGGAACTCTTGGCGAAGTCAGTTTTGGCAGGCTTGGTGGCAGTGATGACTCAGTGAGCACAAGTGTTCGGGCATTTGAGGAGTCACAAAAAATGTCAAGTGTTCCGGCAGGTGTTGATGAAACTAATTTTGACAGTGTCATTGCTGCAGCAATTACGAGTGCAAAAGTAAAGCCAACGAAAGCACCAACTATTGACAACACTTCTGGTAATGCAGGCGGCTTTGCTAATGCAGGCATTGGCGGCATTGGGCCATTTTCTAACTTAACAATTAACGCTGGACTAATTAGCACTCCCGACCAAATTGGAATGGATATTATTGCCGCTATCCAAAAGGCCGAGCGCCGCAGTGGAACGGTATTTGCACCAGCATGAGCACACCTACTATGCAAGTGCTGGTGGGCTTTCAAAGCACAACTGGCTTTGGCACACCGTTTCAGCTTGATGATGCGTTCTATGGTGTTTTAGATACTGCAGGCCGTGGCACTTTAGGTGGAGTTACTTTTGTTGATCTCACAAGCCTTGTAGAAAATGTAAACATTAATCGTGGGCGTTCACGCCAGTTAGACCAGTTCAACGCTGGGACAGCCACGATTGCTTTTGACAACGCCAGCCAAGTGCTGAACCCAAGCAACACCGCAAGCCCTTACTACCCTTTTGTACTGCCTAGGTGCCCAGTGCAAATACTTGCCAATGGCATACCGATTTACACCGGTCTAATTACTGACTGGAATCTTGACTACGACATCAGTAACCAGGACATGATGTACGCGTCATGTTCTGACCAGTTCACAGTGCTTGCTAACCAGTCACTAAATGCTGTTGCCACGACAGTGCAGGCCACTGGCACACGTATTAACACAGTGTTGGACTTGCCAGAAATTAACTACCAAGGTGCTCGATCTATTGACACAGGTTCATCTACTTTGGGCGCTTTTGCCATCAGTCAAGACACAAACTGCCTTAACTATCTACAGCTTGTAAACACCAGCGAGCAGGGCTATTTGTTTATGAGCGCTAACGGCACCCTGACTTTTAAGGGCAGGTCTAGCGTTCTTAACCCAGTGGCTGGGGCTACGTTTAACACTGACGGCACAGGTCTTAGGTACCAGTCGCTCATTAACCAATTTGGCGATGAGTTGCTTTACAACTACATAATTACAAAATCTGACGCCGGGGCAAAACAAGAAACCAGCGACTCGGCCAGCATTGCGCTTTATCAGGCTCAACAGTATTCACTGACGGACTTGCTCAATAGCACCACCACAGAGGTTGCTGGCCTTGGTAACTATCTGCTCGGTAAATACAAAAACCCCGTGCTGAGGTTTACAGGGCTATCTACCCAAATGTCAGCGCTATCGGCCACAGATCAGAACATTGTGCTGAACCTTGATATGACCAGTATTGCCACAGTGGTTAAAAACTTTGTAGTCGGTACCCCAGCGACTGAAACACAGACCCTTATTGTGTCTGGCATTAGCCATAACATCACACCTAGCAGCCATATCGTCTCATTCGTTTACGAGTCCACAGACGGAAATCAGTATTTCACGCTCGGAGACGCCATATTCGGTACTCTTAGTACTACTAATCTTCTAAGTTTCTAAAGGAGACACAACATGGCAGACCAGACATTCACATCAGGACAAATCCTCACGGCAGCGCAAATGACTACCTTGCAGGCCAACGCAGGATTGATCCCGATGACCCCAACTTCATCCACAGGTGGCACCATTGCGGCGAATAAGGTTAGTTTCTCGGCGCAGTCATCTGTCTTAATTAACGGGTGCTTTACAAGTGCGTACACCAACTATCGACTGGTTGGTCGTTTAAGCACTACCGCGTCAGACTGTTTCTTTCGTTTTGCAACAGGTGGAACAGCAACCACAGGCAGCGATTACAACTACCAAGTCCTCGAGGTTGTCGGCGGAACTGTTGCAGCAGCACGAACTCAAAACTCAGCAAACCACCTCATCACCTCAAACTCTAATGGTGCATCTATTTTCATGACTTTTACCGTCGACGTATTCAGTCCCCAAGTAGCAACACAATCAGGGCTGCAAATTCAACACATGCGCACAGACACCAACTACCAAGGCGTCTCAGTGTTCAGCATTTACGGCAACAACGCACAAGCAACATCTTTTGACGGTTTCCGTCTGGCCCCGAGCAGCGGAACCATTACAGGTGAAGTTTACATTTACGGTCTCCGATGAAAAAAAGCCTGATTCTATTGGTCTTTTTGGGGTCGCTCACAGCTTGCGCAGACCGTGAACGCCTCAACTGCCCACCGACAAAGAACAAAGCCCTACGCGGCGTAACCGAAACAATCTCAACAACAACGGCACCTGCCTATGGCAGCGGCGGAAAGTGCGTATGAAACCGGACAACAGACACACAAACGAAGAAATAAAAGCGCGACTTATTTTTGTTGTGGCCATTGGTTTAACACTTGCTTTCCTTGCTTCCATCCTGGCATTGCTCTACGGCCTTTTATTCGTGACCCAGCCGCTCGAGGTCTCGCCCAATGACGATGCGGCTTGGTCTGTACTTTCACCAATGCTTGCCACCCTCACTGGCGGGCTCTTGGGGGTATTAGCAGGTAATGGTTTGAAGAATGGCCCTAAAGAGCCACCAGCACCATGAAATACACCGGGTACGACAAAACAGCCACAGCCAAAATGGCAGGCACTGAAAAGTTTGTTGATCTTTGTAATCGCAGATGGGGCTTTACAAACCTAGGCACGCTAGTGGTCAGAGAAATGCGATCAGGGCAAGGCATGAGCGTGCACGCAACAGCCCGAGCTTGTGACATTGGTTTTAAGGACACAAAAGAAGGACGCGCTGCAGCTGTGCAAGCAATGCAGTGGTTTGTCAAGTATTACAAAGAGCTAGGCATTGAAGAAGTACATGATTACGGCGGTTTAATTAACGGCACGTGGCAAGGCTGGCGCTGTAACAGAAATGGCAAGCCAGGCTGGAAGAAGTGGACTGACCTAGACAACGGTGGCTCAAAAAACGGACGCTGGATTCATGTAGAACTTGCCCCACAATTAAATGGTGGCCACGCTGAGGACGGCGTAGCCCTAGAGGCTGCATGGCGCGCACTGCCTAAGCCATAAAGGATTCCCAGACACTGTTTGAGCAGTGCTGGGGCTAGGTGGTGGGTACTTTGTTTCCATTGGGTATCCACCACCGACTTTCTAAATTGTGTAAAGTAACCACCGCTACTCAAATAGCAGAAAGTCAGAGGAAACATGACATACACCGACC